TATTAATCACACATATAAAGCAGTAGTACAGTTTATTGAAGAATATAATAAAAGTGAAAATGAGCTTAGTTAAAAAAGTAACTAGGAAATCTATGCTGATAAGATATTCAGGTAGAAGTTCTGATTATATAAGTCCTTCATTTGGATATGGATGTTTATTAAATTGTAGTTATTGTTATATGAAGCGTCATAAAGATCAAGGTCTTGATGTTGCTACAAATATAGAAGATGTTTTAACTGCAGTAAATAATCATTCTGTCTTTGATACAGTAGAAAAGCCTAATCAGACAGACAAGGAGTTCGTAACGTACGATATTAGTTGCAATGAAGACTTTGCTTTACATAGTAAATACTATGACTGGGAGAAAATATTTAAATTTTTTAGAGATCATAACAACGCCAAAGCAACATTAGCAACTAAGATAATTCCTGATAACTTTCTAAAATTTAATCCTTTTGGAAAAGTTAGAATAAGGTTTAGCTTAATGCCTCAGAAATTAAGTACTATTTTTGAGCCAAATACTCCAAAGATACTAGATAGGATAAAAGCAATAAATAGATTTTATAAAGCAGGATATGATGTTCATGTTAATTTTAGTCCAGTGATATTATATAAGAACTGGGAAAAAGATTACATAGAGCTATTTGAAATGCTAAATAAATATGTTGATGATGACATAAAGAAAGATGTTTTAGCAGAAGTAATATTCTTAACCCACAATAAATTAAAACATGAGACAAATTTAAAAAATAAATTAAAAAAAGAAAATATACTGTGGAATCCTAAATTACAAGAAAATAAAACTTCAGAATATGGAGGAAATAATGTAAGATATAAAAGGGATTTAAAAAGACATAGTATTAGACAATTTAAAAGAATACATAATGAAATTATACCTTGGAATACAATAAGGTATATATTTTAAAAAATAAAAAAATGAGAAAAAATTTTAGTGTACAAGCAAAGAAATATAATGGAGTACCAAATTCTCATAGTTTACTTAGAGAATTTGCAATAGGAAAAAAAGCAATAGTTACATCAACAGTAGGAGGCCATAATTATGGTGAAGTAGGAACAACATTTATTATATCTGCATTTAATGTTGCTGGAGGATCAAGAACTAATTTTACTTCAGCAAGTCATTTAATACCAACTGGAAATATTATTCCTTTTTCATCTTTTAGTGTTATTTTAGAAGACACTTCAAAAGAAATTGAAGATAAAATTAAAGATTTAGAAAAAGAAAAAAAATCTGTAGTTAAAAAATTTGATGAACAAGTAAAAGAATGTAAATCTAAATTAAGATTTCTAAAAGAAAATAAATTAGAAATATTTGATGAAGATGAGTTTAAAAGCTTTCAAGCATTTGAACTATTAGAAAATAATAGCTTATCTATTATGGAGAAATCTAGAATATTAGCTAAAATAATAAAAGGTTAATAAATGAAATAAAGAATGAATTTACCAAGTAAAAAAGTAAAAGCAACTGGTGTAAATCCAGAAACAATGGTTATCTTTAGTCAACCTAAAATGGGTAAGACTTCAGCAGTAGCTAATTTAGAAAACTGTTTAATTGTAGATATAGAAAAAGGTAGTAATTTTGTAGATGCTCTAAAAATTAATGTAATAGAGGAAGCTAAAAAAGAAAAAAAACTACCTATTGTAATATTAAAAAAATTAATTAACAGCATTGCTAAAAAAAATAAAGAAGCTGGAAAATATGTGTATCGTCATATTGCTTTAGATACAGTATCAGCGTTAGAAGAAATAGTAATACCATTAGCAGGTAGTATGTATAAATCTACTCCTATGGGACGTAATTGGGAAGGAGACTCAGTCCTCACATTACCTCAAGGAGCAGGATATTATTACATAAGAGAAGCTTTAAATAACATTATTAATAGTCTAAGCAGTATTTGTGAAACATTAATAATATTAGGTCACGTTAAAGATAAGCTTATAGAAGTAGAAGGAAAGGAAATGAATGAAAGAGGTTTAGCTTTAGCAGGAAAATCACCAGCAATTATATGTTCTCAAGTAGATGCTGTAGGTTACTTTTATAGAGATGAAAACGAAGGAAGAATTAATTTCAAACCTTCTGAATCTTTATTATCAGGAACTAGAGTTAAGCATTTGAGAAATCAAGACATACTTCTTTCTGAATTTGATGAAGAAAAACAAGAAGTAGTGACGCATTGGGATAAAATTTTTAAAAACTAATAAAAAAGAATAATATATATGATTAATTTAAATGAAGTAAAAGAAAAGTCCATTTCAATTTTTAATGGAGGTGAAGCAGGTGTAGCTAAAGGTAAGCTCACTAAAGTAGAAAAAAAGCAACCAGGTGATGCAGAAAGATCTCCTGATTTTAAAGTTTTTTTTGAGGATAAAGAAGGAGAAACTAATATTGCTTTTTTTGTACCAGATGGCCAAGATGAAGTTAAATCAAACAGAGAACTAGCAAGACTACTTAGTTTAGCTAGAGCTTATTTTGGAGATGATTTTGAATTTCCAAAAGTAAAAAATTATAATGAAGCATATTCTGTTGTACTAAAAATGCTTAAAAAAGAATGTGTAGGAGAAGAATTTAACCTATTTGTATGTTATGGTTATGATGCTAAACCTAGTAGTTTTCTAGGAGTAAGAAAATTTGATTTTGTAGAATCAGGTAAAGTATCTATTGAAGATAGTAAACTAAAAGTTAAAAAATCAGATGTAATGGAAAGATTACAACCTGATGGTGCAGATAATAAAAAAGATTCAATTTTTGATGAATCTATGGAAGAATTAGGAGATGATTTTGAAGATGAAGATGATATTATGTAATATCTTATAATATAGGGGGGAATAATTTCCCCCTTTTTAATTAAATTTACAAAGATATGAAAGAAGAAATAATTAAATTTCAAACAGCCAAATTAGCTAAAGAAAAAGGATTTAATAATTTAGATTATAGTAAGTATTTTTATACAAATCTAAGAAGTAAGATGTTTGGCATAGATGAAGAAAATAGAACTTACCCAATAGTAAATAAATCAAAAAAACTATACACAGTAGGATGTGATTTAGCTTTATATCTTAAAAATATAATTGAAGCACCAACTCAATCTTTATTACAAAAGTGGTTAAGAGAAAAGCATAATATTATTGTGCTATTAGAACCAGTTTTAGGATTTAGTCATATAGAATTTTCAATGTCTATATACACTAAAAAAAATATATTTTCTTTAACTAAATTTCATGTTTCTTCAAATAAAACTTATGAAGAAGCATTAGAAGCAGGATTAATAGAAGGATTAAAGCTAATAAAAGGTTTATAATGTTAAATCTAAATAAAAAATTAGTAACTAAAGATGAACTATTAAAGCATGTAAGCCCATTAGATATATTTAATTTTTATTCAGGACAAGAACTAAAATTAAAAAAAGTAACTTTATCTCCTTTAAGAGAAGAAAAAAATCCATCTTTTGCATTATTTGCATCAGGTAATGAGATATTCTTTAAAGACTTTGTATTAGGAGGTGGAGATTGTATAAAATTTGTTAAATTAATGTTTGGATTAAATTTCATGGATGCATTAAGTAAAATAGTAGTTGATTTTGATCTTAGAGATCATTTTCTATATAAAGAAGTTTATAGAACTGTAAATAATAACTTTAAAAAAGTAGATCAAAAAAAAGTTATTAAAGAACAAAATGAAACTATGCTTAACATAAAAAAAAGAAGATGGAAAAAGCATGATATTATGTTTTGGAGTAGTTTTGGTATTACATTTAATACCTTAAAACATTATAGAGTTTTACCTGTTGAATATATATTTTTAAATAATAATATAATAAAAGCAGATAAATATGCTTATGCTTTCATAGAAGAGAAAGATGGTATAAAAACTTATAAAATATATCAACCATTCAATAACAAAATAAAATGGCTTACAACACACGATAATTCAGTATGGCAAGGTTGGGAACAACTTCCAGAATCAGGTTATAACTTAATAATCACTAAATCTTTAAAAGATATTATGGCTATTACTTCTATAATGGGTATTAACTCAACTGGTTTACAAAATGAAGGAGTTAAACCAAAAGAAAGTATAGTTAAAGAATTAAAAAATAGATTTGAAAACATATATTTACTATATGACAATGATTTTGATTCAGAAACTAACTGGGGTAGACAATTTGGAGAAAAAATAAGTAAACTTTTAGATGTTCCTCAAATAGAAATTCCTAGTAAATATAAATGTAAAGACTTTTCTGATTTAATACAAAAAAAAGGAATAGAAAAAAGTAAAATAATTTTAAATAATATAATAAAATATGATAACTAAAATGGAAGAAAATAGAACATTAATAGCTGTATATGGCAGTTTAAGAAAAGGATTAAGTAATCATCCTATAATAGTATCAGCTTTGTATGTAGGAGACTTTACTTCAGATCCTGTTTTTAAAATGTACGATTTAGGTGCATATCCAGCAATTACACATGGAGGAAATTCTAGTATAGAGTTTGAAGTCTATGCAGTTAATGCTAAGGAATTAGGAGAAGTCAATTCTTTAGAAGGTTTTCATGAAGGAAGAGAAAATAATTATTATGACAGAGCTATAATTAAATCCCCTTACGGGAAAGCTTATTATTTCTTTTTTTCTGAATCAGGAAAATTAAGTCATAATTTAGATAACGCAGGGTTAGAAGTAGAAAGTGGAAATTGGAAAGATCACCATACAACTAAAATAGCAAATTAATATGAGACCAAAATATAAATTATTCAGACCAAGAGTTAGGACTAGACACCCCTCACACTCTGCATTAAGACCAGTTCATCAAAACTTACCTTTATTACCTTTTAGATCAATTATTAGATTAGGTTCTACTACAAGTATAAGAGCTTTAGCAAGTAATAGAAACGTTAGAGTAGAAGTAAATTCAGTTGATTCTATTAAAAACAGTTCTAATAAACTGTTGATGAAACAATGCTTTACACAAAAAGAAGTAAACACTGCAGCTTGGTGGACTTATAATGAGATAGAAGAACTTTTTATTCCTGAATTTTCAAATGAAGAATTAGAAATGGCTTCTTTAGAAGATTTATCTTATCCTATTATATCTAAAAATATATATGGTAGTAGAGGTACTGGTAATAAAAAGCATGATACTCCAGAATCTTTAAGAGATTGGATGGAAAATAAATTTTTAGATAATTATATATTTGAAAAGTATCATAACTATGTTAGAGAATATAGACTTCATGTAGATTCAGAAGGATGCTTTTACTCATGTAGAAAAATGCTTAAATCAGATACTCCTCAAGAATCTAGATGGTATAGAAATAACGATCATTGTGTTTGGATAATGGAAACAAATGACTTATTTGATAGACCATCAAATTGGGATGAAATAGTATCACATTCTGTTAATGCTTTAAAAGCAGTAGGACTTGATGTAGGAGCTGTAGATTTAAGAGTACAATCATCTACAAATTCAGATGGAGAAAGTAGAGCAAACCCAAAGTTTATAGTAATAGAAATTAACTCTGCTCCTAGTTTTGGAAAAGTTACAGAAGAGAAATATATAGAACAATTACCAAAAATTTTAAATAGAAAATACAATGATTAAAGGAAAAAGAGTATTAGTAGGATTATTAGGACATAAACATTCAGGTCAATACAATGATGGATATGGGCAAAATGAAGCTTATATAGAATTTTTTAGAAAATATGGGGATGTAATTATTATTGATTCTCAATGTGAAACAGTAATACCAGTAGATTTATTAGTATTACCAGGAGGAAGAGATGTAAATCCTATAAGATACGGAGAAAAGCCAGGTATGCAAACTCAACCTCCCGATTTAGAATATGAATGGTTTTTTGCAAATATGTTTAAGCACTATTTAAGTAGAGCGAAAAATTTTGACACAGCAATATATGGAATATGTGCAGGATTTCAAAATTTAGTTGTAGAATTTGGAGGAAGTTTACAGCAAAGTTATACTCAAAAACAATCCACTAAATTTAGAGGAGAATTAGTTGATAGGTTAAAACTAAATGATAAATATCTTTTAGAAGACCCTATGATGAGTAAAAACTATAAATCTTATAAGTTTAAAAATAATTACAATGAAACTAATTCTATACATCATCAAGCTGCTTTAGAATCTGATGTTACTACAGATTTTATTATTGTAGCTACAAATAAATTATATGATAATGTAGAATTTATTATTCATAAGGAATTACCTATTGCTGCAGAGCAGTCTCATCCTGAAGAAAGAGTACAGCCTTTATTAACACACAGTTTATTAGACAATTTAATTTTTAAAATAACTAAAAATAATGAGTAATATATTAATAATTTCAAAAAATGAAGAAGAACAAAAAAAATTTAAATTTTTAGAAGACAGCTCTCATGACATAAAAAATTTATTAGGTATTAATACTAGAATTGATACATCAACTGATTTTTTAAAAATTTTAGATACTAACAAAGAAAATTTTCAAAAAGCTGAAGTTATTATAATTTCTGATATAAAAGTATATACTAATTTTTTAAGACGTTCTAATGTATTATCAAATGTTTATTTTCCTAATTTAAAAGAAATAATATTTTCTCCTTTAAATGAGTCAATGTTTAATCTTTTATTAGATCATTTACCTTATGATTTTTATAGTTCAAAATATAATATTAAATTAGATGAATATCTTTTATTTTCTAAAATAAAAAAAGATAGTAAAGGTAAATATAAAATTTTAAGTAATATTAATGTAAAGCTTAAAGGAAATGTTACTTTTTTTCTTAGCAATACTATACAAGATAATGAAATTTATTTAAATAGAGTATTTTCTAAAAATAAATTTTTATCTTTTTACAAAAAATTTGAATATCTTTTACCTTCTGGAAAAACTATAAATAAAACAGTAATAACGCCAATAAATAATTTTGAAAAAAGTAGTTCAAATTTATTAAAAACATCAATAATTAACTTTTTAAATAATATAAAATGATAGACAAAGTAAAAGTAGGAGCTGACCCAGAATTATTTTTAACTAAAAATGGAAAACCTTTTTCAGCTGAAGGTATTATAGGAGGAAGTAAAGATGAACCTAAATTAACTGAAATTGAGGGATGCTGTTTACAAGAAGATAACGTAATGGCTGAATTCAACATAACTCCTTCTGAAAATGAAGAAGATTTTAATGAGAATATAGATTTTATGCTTGATACTATATCTACTATTGCATTAGTTAATGATTGTGAAATCATGATAAAACCTTCTGCAATTTTTGAAAAAGATCAATTAATAACTAGTCAAGCTATGGAATTTGGGTGTAGTCCTGATTTTAATGCTTACAATTTCATGGAAAATGAAAGAGTAGAAATTAAAGAAAACCTTAGAGCTGCAGGAGGGCATATCCATATTGGTTATGAAAATCCAACTAAAAATATCAGCTTACAAATAGTAAGGGCTTTAGATATATTTTTAGGGCTTCCTTCTTTATTTTTAGATGATGATACAAGAAGAAGACAGTATTATGGAAATGCAGGAGCTTACAGAGAAAAAACTTATGGAGTAGAATATAGAACTTTATCTAACTTTTGGATTCAAACAGAAGAGTTAAGACTATGGGCATTCAGACAAGTTATGTTAGCTATTGATTTTGTATCTAGTGGGGAAATTCTAAAAGTAACTGATAAGCAGTGGGGAGACATAGAATTAGCTATTAATGACAATGATAAAAGCTTAGCAAGTGCTATAGAACAACAATTAATAAAAACAAAAAAAGAAAATTAATATGAATTATTTACTAAGCCAAGATACGTTAAATATGTTAGTACTAATAATTAGTATGTTTTTACTAACAATTATGGTTAATGCTATAATTAGATTAGTTAAAAGAGCACAAGGGAAGAAAGTAAATCAACCTACTACTTTAAATTGTGGTATTTTTGCTTGGGCAGGAAAAAATACTAAAAAATTCAATAAGTCAAAGTTTGATATTTTAGGTATTTACAATGACGCAAGAGGAGGACAAGGTTCTGGTATCACTAAAAATGGAGATATTTTTAAAAGCTCAAAACCTTCTAAATATAAAGACTTTTTAACAGATATAAACTATGATAATGATTTAGAATCTCCTGTTATATTTGGGCATACTAGAAAAAGTTCTAGTGGATCTGTAAACGCTAAAAATAATCATCCTTTTGGATTTGGATTTACTCAAGAAAAAGGATTTGAATTTACAGGAGTTCATAATGGAACTCTTTACAATGAAAATGATTTAGCAAGAAAATTTGAAGCAGATAGAAGTAAAATAGACAGTCACATTTTATTAGAATGTATTTACAAAAGTAAAAGTTTTAAAGTTTTAAAAGATTATGTAGGGGCAGCTGCATTAGTATTTTATAATTTAAATGATCCAAATGTTTTATATGTATTTAGAGGGGAATCTTCTAAATATGAAAGTGATAAAACTACAGAGCCAGAAAGGCCTTTATTTTATTACCAAGAAACTAGAAATAGTCTTTATATATCTTCTATAGAAAATTCTTTAATAGCAATTACAGAAAAACAAGAAGATATTTTAAATATAGAAGAATTTGAAACTAACATTGTTTATAAAATTACAGATGGTAATGTTAAAAAAGCTATTAAATTTAAAATAAATAGAAAAAATTCTTTTCAGAGAGAATATTATTCTAATTATAGTAATAATAGTAATATGGATTGGACAGGACAAAATCACCAAGCATTTAGAAATAAAGCTGAAAGTAAGTACCCTTCGAGCTCAAATAGTCGTATTTCAGATAAAAAAACTAGAAGAGGAAATTCTGGATCTAATACTGAAAAAGTTTTCAAAATAAAAAATGAAAGTCATACTAATGCTGACAGAAAAGGAGGAAATCCTATATGGGAGAAGTTTAATTATACTAGGAATGGTCATCCAGTTACAGGTATTTTTATTAACACTCTTGAAGAAGGATTACTTCGTCTTGATGAAGACTATGTAGATGCTGTTCAAATATTTAATGAAAAATATCTAGGTAAAGTATTTGATTTACAAAGTCAAACATACTTAGATACATTAGATCAAATAGATCATAATCATTACTATATACCTTTTATGAAATCTACTATTAATAAAGATTCTATGCCTTTTGTTTATATTGTAGATGGAATTAGAGTTTGTCACAGGCAAGATTATGAAGCTATTTCTTTAAATGATGATTTACTTTCAGGTCTAGAATATGCTAGCTATTATCCTATGTTGAATACAAAAGGATTAGTAACACATAAAGGATCTATAGTAAATCATATAAGATTTAGTCCAATAGGTAGTAAATATGTTTATACTGTTTTAGATGGAGAAGTAACTTCAAGAAAAAGGAAAAATAATGAAGATATATTAGCTTATTATTTTCCTTCAGTTACTATTAAACAAGCTGGAGAAAAAACTAAAAAGAAAGAAGTAAAAACTTTAACTTTAGGAGAAAATACTGTTTTTGAAGAATGTTTTAAAGAACTTGAAAAAAATGATGTAGAAGTGAATAATACATGTGAAATTTTTAATCTTCCTGAAAAAAAAACAACAGAAGAAGACATAGAAAGAACACAGAATATTCAAAAAATAAAATATTTTTCTAATGTATATTTAATGAAAAAAAGAGAGTCTTTAGAAAAATTAAATCCTAATGCAGAAGCTAAAGGAATTATAAATTTGATCGACAAATTTGTAACTGATATTGCAAAAGTCAACGTTAAAAAATTAAAATATTAATAATTATGACAAGAAAAGTAATGACCATTAATGGCTGTATAGAAAAAATTACAGACTGTAAAAAAATAGAAGGGGACTATTATAAAATAGGAGATAGAAAAATAGAAAATTCTGGGGATTGTTATATTATTAATGGCAGACATTTTAAAAGTAATACAGGATATATTATTTTTGATAATTATAAAAAACAATATGAAATAGCTAATTCCTTATATACAAAAGGAGTAATTAGAATAGATGAAAATAATAATTTTGTTATAGGTATGTTTTTAGAAAATAACTTACAATGCCTTGTTAAAGAAAAAGGAAGTTCAACAATATTGAAAGCAATGAACTACACTATATTTGATAATAGTAATTTTGTTGTTAATAAAAAAACAGAAGTATTTACTCATAAAAATGATTTAAGGCTAGAAGATTATTTAAATTATGAAAAAGTTAATTCAGATTTAAAAAGGTCTTTAAATTATAATATTACTAATGAAGCCATACAATCTTCTAAAAAAAGTATGGAAGAATATAGTAAATACTTACCTAAATATAATTTTGCTAAAGGAGTTAGTAAATATTTAAATGATTTAACTTTTGGTTTAGAATTTGAAACTACTGAAGGTACGATTCCTATAAGATATTGTGCTGCAAGTGGAGTAGTTCCATTAAGAGATGGAAGTATTAGAGGATTAGAATATGTAACTTTACCTTTACAAGGAGAAGATGGAGTTAATAAAATAATGAATATTAGTAAATTATTAAATACTTATACTAATTATGATCATAGCTGTTCTTTACATTTACATTTAGGTAATATACCTAGAACAGAAAGTTTTATTGTAGCATTATTTAGAACATTAGCTATGGTAGAAAATGATTTCTTTGATATGTTTCCACTTTACAAAAAAATAAATGCAGGATTTAAAAATAAAAATTATACTGCCCCTTTACCTTGTAAAAATTTATTGAATAAAATGGATTCTAAAATAGATTCTTCTAATGTAAGTAAGAATTTTTCTTATTTATTTGAATATTTGTCTAATGGAGAATCTTATTCTAATTATGGAAATAGTTTAGACAAAGTACACTCTCATCCGTATGATCCTGATAACAACAGAAAATGGAATGTAAGATCACGTTATCATTGGGTAAATCTTATACCATTAATATTTGGTAATAAGCAAACAGTTGAGTTTAGAATCCATACTCCTGTAAAAGATCCTGATAAAGTTATGTTATTTTTATTAATGTGTTCTAAATTAGTAAATTTTGTAAAATCTAATGAAAAAGATATTTTAAGTAATAAATTTAACAATTTAGATCTTAAATTTATATTAAATCACAAAAATACTAATTTACATTTTGAAGGAAAATTAAATTTTTTTATTTTAAATTATTTTTCTACTAGAAAGCAATTTACTACTCAACAGTATCAAAAAAGTAATTTTAATTATTCAGAACAAGAATTTGAGTTTAAATCTACTAAATCTTTTAGAAGTGACACAGTGTATTTTTTAAATGAAGATAATTTAAATGATAAAAATACTGGTACAACTCAAAAAGCACTTGAAAATTTTATGACTAATTTAGAAAATGAAGTACCAGCTTATAGAAATGAAGGGACAGTAAGGGGAAGACGTTCAAGTAGACAACCTTTTACAGAAATAGATACTGAAGCTACTTCTACAGAACCTACAGCTTCTTCTAGTTGGTATGATATGGCAAGACAAAGAATTAATAATAGCGAATCTTAAATTTTAAACAATGGTAAACTTAAATGAAACAGTACTAGGAACTGAATTAGCTAAATGGGATAAGTATTTAGATAATTTTAGAGATACAAATTATTTTAAGAAGTTAAAATTGTTTTTAAAAGAAGGAAGTAGATCAAAAAAGTTTAACACTTCGATTTTTGAAGTGTTTAAACCTTTTGATATGGTTGATCCTTCTAAATTAAAAGTAGTTATTCTTACTGACACTAAACATATACATGGAGGTTTACCTTATGGTAAAATGTATAATTCTTCTTTTGATCATGAAAATCTAGAAATAGAAACTATTAAAAATAGTATAGAGCTTCAATTTAAAGAAGGTTTAAATATGGATTTTGATGACAGTTTAGAATCTTGGGCAAATCAAGGTGTTCTTATTTTGAATTCTTCTTTAACTCATAGTTCAGAAGGAAAAGACTTATACTATAAAGTATGGAGAAGATTTAATGCTCATATAATAAAATGCCTAGTTAAAAATTATACAGGAATACATTATGTATTTATGGGTGGTAAATCTATTTACTATAGAAAGCACGTTAAAAGTGCTTCTAATTATGTCTACAATGTTAGTAAACCAGAAAAGCGAAGTGTAGTAAACTTTAGCGCATTTAAAGAAATTAATAAAAAAATTCTTGAACAAAATGGAGAAGAATTTATGATAAATTGGACAGATTATCAATAATTTAAAACAAAAAATATGAAAACATGATATTTATACCTGGGAATGTACCCAGTTTAAAAAACAGTAAAGTTAAAACTAGTAGGGGGATATTTAGTTCCCCTACAGTTAACAAATACATTAGAAAATTAGGAATACAATCATTCAGTTCCTCTAAAAAGTATATAAAAGGTTATGTTGACAAAGACAGACCAAATAAATTTGAAGCTTTTAGAGAAGAGTTTAATAAAATGAAAAGTAATAAAACTGATCCTATATTTATAGGGTATCACCAAGTTAGAAATTCAAAAAGATTATTTGATTTTAGTAACAGCGTTGAACTTATACAAGATTTATTAACTGCTCATGATTTTATTGAAGATGATAATGTTAAGTATGTATTTCCTATACCAATGACTAATAAAGGAGTATTGCCAACTCCTAATAATATTAGAAAAAATGAATGGTATTCAGTAGATAAGGAAAATTCAGGAGTGTATTTAAAAATATTTTAAAATGAAAAATAAATGAAATAAAATTAAAATGAATGAAGAGATGGAAGAGCTGTTTAAAGACAGTTTGAATGAAGATAAGAAGTTAAGTTTAAGTTACAGTAGATTGTCAGCTTTTGATACAAAAGGCCCTAACGTTTTAATTAATAGGCCTAAATTAGATGGTATAGGTATTAAAATGGGATCTTTAATTGATGACTTACTACTAGACAAAGAAGCTTACAATAAAAAGTATTACAAGTTTGATGGTACAAAACCAACAGCAACATTAGGTAAATTATGTGATATTGTTATTAAAAATTTTGTAGAAATTCCAGATACAGCAAAACTATTACAGATATGTAAAGTTAACAAATTTTGGAAAGTACAAAGTGAAGAAAATGTTATAAAAAATTTTGATAAAGATGAGTTTTACGATTATATAAAAGCATATCATAAATCTAAAGATCAAATATTAATAACATCTGAAGATTTACAAAAAGCTATACAAATAAGAGATGTATTGTTAACACATCCACATAGTAAATCAATCTTTAAAGAAAAAAATTACATTTACCAATGTCCTTTTATAGATTTTATTAATGGTGTAAGAGTAAGAGGTATTATTGATATTGTTATTATAGATGATAAAAATAAAACAGTTCAATTAATAGACTTAAAAACTGGTGCTCCAGCAGCATTAGAATTTGCATACAATTTTTATAAGCATAGATACTATTTTCAATCAGGAATATATCAAAATGCTTATCCAATTATAAAAGAAGAGTATAATATACCTGATGATTATGAATTATTACCTTTTCAGTTTCTATATATTAGTAGAGGGGAAAGAATACCAGTTATTTATGAAATAGATAAGAAGTGGGAAAAAGCTAGTTTTCACGGATTTACTAAAAACAATTATACTTATAGAGGAGTTATAGAACTTATTGAAGATGCTAAGTGGCATTGGAAAAATAAAGTTTTTGATCTTCCTAGAGAAGTGTATGAAAATAATGGTAAAATGGTATTAACAAGTAATCAAATAGTGGTATAAATGAAGAAAAATAAATCAATAACGTATTTATTTCCTTTAATTAATGATATTTTAGAATTAGACGTTAAATTTTATTATAAATATGTATTAAATACTTATATTTTCAGTGATGAAGATAAAGGTAGATATTTTTATTTATTATTAAAATTTAATGAAGAGGACGAAGATTTTTTAGAAAAAGAATCGTATTTAACACAATTAAGTATTTATTCTGGTAATACAGATATAGATCAAGATACAGTTTTATTTAAATTTGAATTTCCAAAATCTTATCATCATGAATATGATAAGTTTATAGAAGGTAAATATTCAGAATTTAAACTTGACGCTAAGACTATAATATTAAAATTTTTTAATAAATTATATGATAATAATTCTGCTAACAATATAGCTTTTTTAGTTAATATGAAGCATATATTATTTAAAGATGATAAATTAAAAAAAAAATTAGAAGAGGAATTAAATGTAAATATATCTACTAACGCTGAGTTAAGTAGTATTATAGACAAAGACAAAGAAACAGTTAAATTAAATTTAAAGTATGAAAGTAAAAATTAAAACTAGGAATAAAGATATAAAAATTCCTGAAATAAAAAAATGGGGTGACGTAGGATTAGACCTTGAAGCCATTGATGTTAAAAAATCTGGAAATTGGTTTTTCCCCTTATATACATATTCTACAGGAATAGCATTAGAAATACCAGATGGGTATTGGGTGCTATTAACTCCTAGAAGTTCACTATCAAAAAAACTAATGTGGTTGGCTAATCATGTTGGTGTTATAGATACGAACTATACAGGAGAATTAATTTTTAAATTTAGAAGTATTCTCGGAATTTCTCCATATAAAATTGGTGAAAAAATTGGCCAAATGATTTTAATGAAAAAATACAGAGTAGACTTTGTACAAGTAGATAGAATTAAAGTTACAGAGAGAGGAAACAAAGGATTTGGAAGTACTGGAAAATAATAATATAAAACAGAAAATTAATGGGAATTTTTGAAAAAACGTTGCATAACGATCCAGAATATAGACATTTGGAAAAATATGTGCATATTATGTATAGGGGTTTTTGGACTCCAGCAAAATATGAAAAATTAATTAAAGAAGTAGATGCACCTAGGTTTTATAATTCTATGAAAGAATTAGATAAAGAAACTATAAAAAGATGCATAATGGCTGTAAACTTAGTAGAAGATAAAGTAAAAACTTATTGGTCTTCTTTATCTTTAGATGTCCCTCAAGTAATTGTAGGAGATGTAGGAGGATTATTTGGAATGTCAGAAGTAACTCATAGGAGATCTTATAATGCTTTATCTGAAGTATTAAATGTAGATACTGAAGATTTATCAGAGCATAAAGCTCTTAAAGGAAGAGTAGAATATTTAGGAAAATATTTAGAAAAAGATTCTTCTTTAAGAGGTAAAAAAGCTATACTAAAAAAATTAGTATTGTTTACTTCTTTAGTAGAAAGATGCAGTTTATTTACTCAATTTTATATATTAATGTCTTATGCTTATAATAATAAAGGATTAAATTCTATATCTGCTTTGCAAGAATCAACAGCTATAGAAGAAATTCAACATTATTCTTTTGGCATAGATTTAATTAATATTATAAAAAAAGAATATCCTCAATTATGGGATAATCAAATGATTACTCTTGTAGAAAAAAATATAAAAGAAGCTTATGTAGCAGAATTGAATCTTATAGAATGGTTTTTTGAAAAAGGTGTACCAGAACATTTAAGTAAAGAAGAAGTAATTAATTTCTTAAACTATAATTTTAATGTAGTATGTAAAGATTTAAAATTAGATATTGAATATCCAGTAGATATGGGCATGTTTAAGGAAAAAAATGAATGGTTTAAGGTTAAAGTGTTTATGACCAGTGAACCTGACTTCTTTGATAATGCTGTACCTGGATATGCATCCGAACAAAAAGACATAGATATTAATAGTTTTGAATTATAAAGTATGGAATTAAAATTTTTAAAGAAAGAACAGATAAAGTTTTTAAGAGAAGGGCAATACATAGAAGAAAATGAATCTCCTCAAGAAAGATTTACAGATATAGTAAATAGAGTAAGAGACTACGAAAAAGACTACTCAAAAGGATTAGCAGACAGAATGGAATATATGCTAGATAAAAATATATTTAGTTTATCAACACCTGCTTTATCCAACTTTGGTAGAAAAAAAAAGAAAGGTAGTAATACTCAAAGTTTACCTGCATCTTGCAATATTATAACTGTAGGAGATTCTATATCAGACATTGGTTATTCTAATTCGGAAGTAAGAATGTTATCTAAATTAGGAGCTGCAGCAGGTACTAACTATACTAGAGTATCTCAAAAAGGTACAAAAATATCATATGATTTTTATACTAATTCAAAATTAGATTGGATAGAAGATGATGTTAGTGCTGCACAAAAAACTAGTCAAGGAGCAAAAAGAAGAGGGTATGTTACTCCCTTTTTATCTATAATGGATAATGATTTTTATAAACTGATGGAAAGAATAGATAAAAGAAATCCTGATGAAAATGACAATTTAATTAATAATACTGTAGGTATTATACTTCCATTAGGATTTAGAAAAACTTTAAATACTGATCAAGAAGCTAAAAAAAGGTATTTAATGGTTCTTCAAGAAAGACAGAAGACAGGTAAAGTTTATATGGTAGATGTAGAAAATTGTAATATAAACTCATCTCCTGTATATAAAAGATTAAACATGCCTGTTGAAACTAGTAATATATGTTGTGAGTTTTTACAGCCTTTATTTGATAACATGACTTCTGTTTGTGTAATAGGTGCTCTTAATCTAAATCATTGGGACGAAATAGCAAAGAATCCACAAATGATTATAGATAGTTTTATGTTTTTAGATATTATGAATGAAGAATACATAAAACTAACAAAAGGTATTCCTTTTATGAAAAAAGCTAGAAAAGCTGCAAAATATAAAAGAGATATAGGTTTAGGAGTATTAGGATTTCATGAAGCTTTACAAAAAAGAGGATTTGCTTTTGGAGATATTTACAGTAGAGCTTTTAATAAAGTAGTTTTTAAAACTATTAGGCATTACGGTGAAGTAGCTACAAAAGAAATGGCAAAAACTTTAGGGCCAGCACCTATATGTAAAGATGCTAGCATGATAAGAAGAAATGCTTCATTAATGATGATAGCTCCTAATAAGTCTACTAGCTTTATTTCTGGTATAACTTCAGGAGGTATAGAACCTTTTATGAGTAATATATTTATGAAAACTTTAGCAAAAATACAACACGTATTTAGAAATCCTCATTTAGAAAATTTATTAAAAACTAAAAATAAGAACACAGAAGTTGTCTGGGATTCTATAATGGATAATAACGGTTCAGTTTCTCATTTAGATTTTTTAGATGAAGATGAAAAAAATATATTTAAAACTTTTGCTGAAGTTAGTCCTAAAGATATAATAGATCTTGCAAGAGATAGACAAGAATTTGTAGACATGGGACAAAGTTTAAATCTTGTATTTAGAAAAAACTATACACTTCAAGATATAGCTAGTATTCATAAATATGCATGGGAAAATCAAATTAAGACTTTATATTATGCTTATTCTTCTGCTCATGCAGCATTAGAAAAAGACGGAGAAAATTGGGATTCATGTGCTATGTGTGCAGATTAAAAAAAAAATTTTTATAACATTTAATAAAAACCTCATCTATTAATTTAGATGGGGTTATATTAACAAAAAATAAAAAAATGACTAAAAAAATGAGTGAGACTTATTTTACATCAAGACTTGCAGAAGCTACAAATCATATTCATATTACTCTAGAAGAAAAAGCAAGAGAATATGTTAGAAATGGTGATAGGATGCATAACTTTAATGTAGGAGCTAAAAAGAAAGATATTACAAGAGAACAAGTAATAGATAATATGCGATTAAAGCATGAGATATCTATTGATGATATGCGTCAAGATATAGCTGAAGGTAGATTACCTACTAAAGAATTAGTAGAAGAAAAATTTGGTGATATTATTAATTATTTCGTTTTAGAAAAAATTAGTATATTACATAAAATAGATGAAAAAAATGAAGTATAAACTGATTAAATTAAGTGACGATGTATTTAATGGAAAACATCCAAATGGAATTATAGAAGGTCTTACATATGAAGGACAATTTCAAAATAGACCTCAAATAGGAAAAAGATTTCATTTTGGAACAGATAAAGATCATCCTAGAGAGCATTTATTTACTTCTACTGTTACTCATATTATAGACAAAGAAGTTTTTAAAACTAAAAATAGTACTTATAAATTAGAAAAAATTAAAAAGAATGAATAATATAGTATTTGATTTAGAAACACTAGGAAATACTAGTGAAGCACCAATAATTCAAATAGGTGCAGTAAAATTTGATGAAGATGGTAAAATACTTAATTCATTTGAAAGAAATATAGATATTGAATCTTTAGGAGATTATAACTTTAAAGTAGATTACCCAACAGTAATGTGGTGGTTTAGTCAAGATGACAAAGCTATAAAATCTGTATTTGGAAAAGATTTAAAAAGAGTAAAACTAAAACAAGCTTTATATGAGTTTGTTAAATGGGTAGGTAAAGTAAATGATTATTCTTATTGGAGTCATGCTACTTTTGATCCTCCTATTTTACGTAACAACTTTAACAAAGTTGGATCAAGTGATTCAATTCCTTTTAGATCACATAGAGATATTAGAACTTTAACACATTTGGCTCCAGATGTAAAACTTGTTAGAGCTGATATACCTCATAATGCATTAGAAGATGCAAAAGCAGAAGCTTTGTATATAAGTAGATGTTTAAAGTTTATAAACTCTTAATTATGGCAAAAATAGATAAAAGTTATCACAAATTATTAAATGAAATTTTAAAAAAAGGTTACAAATATGAAGATCCTAATCGCAAAGATGTACATAGAATTGAAATTCCAAGTTATCAAATTAAACATGATTTTAAGGATGGCTTTCCAGCTATAACAACTAAAAAACTATATTGGAAAGGTATTGTTGGGGAATTATTATGGTTTTTAAAAGGTGATACTAATATTAAATATCTACTAGATAATAATATTAATATATGGAATAAAGATGCTTATAATTATTATTGTAAAAATGTTAGAAATCCTTTATCATTTGAAATATGGTTAGATAACATTAAATCTCATAATTTATATGAAAAGTCTGGTGATTTAGGTAGAGTATATGGTGCTCAATGGAGAAATTGGGTAAACCATGAATACTCTAATGAATTTCTAGGTTATGTAAACGAACACCCCGTAGATCAATTTTCTAATCTTATAAAAGGATTAAAAGAAACACCTATGGGTACAAAACACATAGTTACAGCTTGGAATCCTGCAGAGTTAGAAGATATGGCTTTACCACCTTGTCATTGGAGTTTTGAAATATTAGTTGAGCCAATTGGATTAGCTAATAGATTAAAGTATCAAAATAAAATGGCTGCATTTAGTAATGAACAACTAGATAGAATGAATATTCCAAAATATGCATTTACTTTAAAATGGCATCAACGTAGTGTAGATACGTTTTTAGGTTTGCCTTTTAACATTGCAAGTTATTCATTATTGGCTCAAATTATTAGTAAACTAACTAACATGAAGCCTAAAGGTATTATTGGTGATTTGTCTAATGTTCATATTTATGAAGAACATTTAGATGCTATTGATATACAGTTATCTAGAGATGTAAATAAGCATGATAATTGTGAGTTAGATATTAAAGAAATTGGTTGGGATGAGAGTACTGAAGATATTTTAGATCATTTAATGATTTCAGATTTTAAATTAAAGAATTACACATCAGAAGAATCAATACCAGCAAAAATGTTAGCCTATAATAAATAAATATGGAAAAAGATTGGATTATAGATTTAGATAAAAAAGAAACAATCCTCAAGAGGTTAAAAAACAAAAAAACAGTAGAGGATGAGTCAGATGACAGTAAACAAACAGTAGAAGATTAATAATATAGGGGAGTAAAATCCCCTTTTGTATTTAAATGAAAATGATAAATAATGAAAAAAAAGATAAAATACAAAAAGAAGCATTACAAGCATGGATAGATTCTAAAAAAATAGGAACTTGTGAAATAATTACTGGATTAGGTAAGACATTTATTGCTTTGCATGCATTATATACTATGCCAAAAGATGATGGTAAAGTACATTTATTTTTAGCAGAAGTTAAAGATAGAAAAAAAGATTTATATCTTGAAATAAAGAAATATAATGAAATATTTAATAGAGACGTTTTAAAAGACTATAATTTAAAGTTTAAATGCTATCAGGCTGCATATAAGTACACCAATTTAGAATTAGGACTAGTTATATCAGATGAGATACATGATGCATGTACACCCTCTTATTCTAGGTTTTATACTAACAATAAGTATGATGGAGTTATAGGTTTAAGTGCAACTATAGATAGAAAAACAAGCTATGAAGTAGAACCAGGTAAATTTATAACTAAAGGTAAAATACTAGACAGTATAGCACCTGTTATTTTTAAATATGGCTTTAAAAAAGCATTTAAAGATGAGACTACTAGAAAGTTAAATGTTCATATAATACTAGGAAACTTAGATAACAAAAGAAAAACTATTAAAGGTGGGCCAAAAAAGAAACCGTTTTATCAAACTGAAGATGCTTATTATAAATATTGGACAAAAAGAATAAGTCAATCTTTTTTTATAGCAGATATTGAAAAGAGAGAATTAATGTTTAATATTTCTTCTAAAAAAAGAAATGATTTACTTTATAGTTTACCTTCTAAAATTAATGAAGCAATTTTATTAACAGAATCATTAAAAGGTAAAACTATATTATTTGGTAATCATATTAAATCTTTATTAGAAATAACTCCTAATACTATTAGTTCTTATAATAATGACAATCAAAATGATAAAATAAGAAAAGACTTTGATAATGATAAAATAAGTTTAATAGCTAGTTTTAAAAAGTTAAAACAAGGTGCAAATTTAAAAGGTTTAGATAACTGTGTTATAATCTCTTATTATGGATCAAGTAAAGACCTAACTCAAAGAATAGGAAGACTTAGAAACAATGGAGAAATTGGTCAAATATTTATATTTGTTACCAGAGAGACTCAAGAAGAAACATGGTTTTCTAAAATGTTTGAAAATTTTGAAAATGTAAAAACTTTCTCTTACAATAGTGTAAGTGAATACTTAAATAAATAAAAAATAAATAAAAATGGATAGATTTATAGCAGATCTCCACTTAGGAGACAAAAAACATAGTAAAAAAAGAGGATTTAATTCTATAGAAAAAATGCATGATCATATTATTGAGGAATGGAACTTAGTAACTTCTAAAAATGATAGGGTATTTTTACTAGGTGATGTAGCTATATCAGCCAAGTACTATCCATTATTAGAAGAATTAAACGGAAAGATTTATGTTATATTAGGAAATCATGATAAATTTAAAGATGTTCCTAAATTGTTAAAATGTGTAGAAGGAATTAGTGGATTATATAAATATGTAAATAATATATATTTATCTCATTGTCCTATTAATGAATGTCAAATAGGTAGTAAAGTTAGTTTAAATATTCATGGACACATGCATAAAAACTATATTAAAACTTATATTTGGGATTATGCAATAAGAGATGAAGTTCCAGTAAAACACCCTAATTTTATAAATGTTTGTGTAGATAGAATAGGCTATAATCCTCAGACATTAAATCAATTAATGGCTAACCGTTAAACAACAAAAGGTATGTAGTTAAATACATACCTTTTTTTTAGTCGCTTATAAAAATCTAATTAAAATCCAAATGATGATTTATTACTAAGATTATAAATTTTATGATAATCTTTCATAAATTCTTTTACTCCAGGAGTTCTTTTTCCTACATTCTTAATAAACTTATCAAAATTTTCAGGATCTACTAAATCTTCTCCGTTAAGTACATCACCCATTTCAAATAATACTCCAATTGTATCTCCAAAATCTTTAAATAATCTTGTAGCAGGAACTGGAGATTTAAGAATTTTTAATAACTCTGGAATACTATAGAATTGAGAAAGTTCCATTTCTAATCTTCTCATTTGATATAAAGTAAATCCTAATACTGCGCTATCATCATCATCAAATGCTGCAGAAAGTAAAGAAGTAAGAAGAGGTATTATAACTAAAGTTAAAGCAAATTCTCCACTAGCTTGAGTTATATTAGCTTTTTCATGTTGAGATAAAGTTCCCCAATGCGCTTTTAATGCTTGCATTCCCATTTCTCTACTTTTTATTGCACTAAGAATAAATCTTACTAAACTAGTATAAAATCCTTCTTCATATTCTTGTAATGAGCTGTTAAAAGTTCTTTGATCTTCTCTTAAATCCTCTTTATTTACAGCTACATTATCAATATTTTTAAATCTTCTATTAAAAGAATCATAAAAATATTTTCTAAACATACCAACAAATTTCCAATACCAGTGTCTATAAAGTTCAGCTCTAGTTTTTTGCTTATAGTTACCTACTATATCATAAGTTTTATTATCTATAAGATTTTTAATTTTAGTTTTACCTCCTTTATCAAATTCCGTTAATTTGTTAAATTTAGTAAATACTAATTTATCAGATACTACTAATTTTTTATTCTTATCTTGGCTAAACATCTCTAACATAGTAGCAGCTTCTTTTTCAGTAGCTACTATTTTGCCTTCTTTATTTATATAGTTATAGTCCTTATCTCTAACTGCAATTCCATCTAAAATAGATAAAACCATAGTACTTTGAATCCAATGCTCTCCAGAAGCTTGTGTTACTTGTCTTGCTTCTTTTGTTAGTCCTTTTTTAGCTAAAGTAGATGCTAGGAAATCACCAGCTTCTCCCATTAAATTTCCTTCTAAATCAAAATATTCATTAATTTGATTTACTATAGATTCATTTATAGGTCTAGTAACATCTGCCATAGTTTGTTTTAAATGTTTAGCATAGAATTTTTCAGAATTTTTTATATTCTTAGATTTTATAATATCCCCTGCTATAAAACTTTCTAAAAATAATTGAGTTTTAGTGTTAGTAACGTTTGCAAATCCTTGACCTAAATTTAAAGGCAATGATACAAAAGAAGCTAATCCTGTAATTTTAGATGCAACTTTATTAGCATCAGCATTAAGAATAGGAACTTTTACTCCATTTTTATTTAATACATCGTAAAATTGTTGCTCATTTAAATTTTTAAGCATCTTATACATATTACTATTAGCAGCATTCTCAGTGAATTCAAATTTACCTGTATTAGTATTTTTACTATTTTGACTTCCTTTCTGAAGATAAATAGGCTTATAATAAGCAACATCTAATAAAGTAGAAAACTCAAGTTCTACTTCTCTTCTGTTTTTGTATCTATTTATATTTTTAGCTTCTAGTCTAAATATAGTAAATAAATCTAAAGATTGATCTTTAGCTTTCATTTTATTATCTCCTGTTCCATCTCTAAAATGTAAAGGAATTTTAAATACTTCTTTACCTGCTGCATCATATTCTGTGTTAACAAATCCAACATCATCAGATCTTACTGTACTTAAATCTTTATATCCTTCTTTAACTTCATCTAATATATTACCATTATAAGCTCTTTCTAATGCACTCTTATATATTTTAGGTAAACCATAAAAAACAACATTTTTGTTTTTATACATATAAGTATTTAATCCTTGTCTTCCATATATTGTATTGTTTCCTTCATCATTTTTAGATTTAAAATAATCTAAAACTTCTTTTTCAATAGTAGAAAGATTAGAATAAGAGTTTTTATATTTATCTAAAACTTGAAATTCATCTACTTTATCAACAAAATATTTAGTTTTTAAAGCTTTGTATTCTTTATCTAATTTATTAAATTCTTCATCTGTCTCTTCTAGTTCTTGAAGCTTATATCTTATAGTGCTCATCCTCTTACTAGCCTCTAATACTTCTAATTTATAATCACTTAATAAGTAAGGAACTCCAGTAGAATCAAATTGTAACATATTTTTAAACATCTTGTTTATATTGCTACTACCTTTTTCATCTCTTAATTTTCTAAATAAGACTTTAACTCTTTGATCCTCTTCCATATCTTCTTGAATCTCTCTATCTTGCATTTCATTTAGTCTATGTTGATATAGTTGAATTAACTTGTCAGAAGCTTTTAAACCATTACCTAGAGAAGCACTCATTGCACTTATATCTTTAGAAGGATCATTAAATAATTTATTTACTTCTTCTTCTACTTCTTCTTGAATTCTTTCTCTATCTCTACCTGCCATTTGTCTTAAAACCCAAGTATCTTTATCTCCTTTTATATTATTAGCAGAATATTCTTTTTCTAATCTTTCTCTATTTCTATACTCTACATTTGGAAAATACTTTACATCAGATAATTTCTTAGTAACATAAGATAGTTGATAATCTTTAAAAGAATTTTTTACATTTTCAAAACTAGTAGATACTTCAGTTAACACATCAATAGCCTCCTGCAACTCGTTATCTTTAATTCCTTCTATAGATTTATCAGGACGAGCCTTATAAGTAGAAAGAACAGATTTCATTACAGGAATGCTAGAGAATGATTTTATATAATTTTCATAGAATGTTAAAACAAATTCTAAATCAGATAATTCATTAGTATCAAGATTATCTAGTTGATTATTTAAATAACTTAAATTATTTTTTGCTTCATTAGCAAATATTAAAGCACTAGTAACTTTACTTTTGTCTCTATATTTTTCTAAGTCTAATAATATTTCTTTTAAGCTATCTGCTCTCTGACTTAGTTTTTGAGACTTTTCTTTATTTTTATTTTTATTCATTTCTGCAGAGTGAATTAAAGAAGCTATTCTTTCCTTTAATGCAATCTCAGATTTCTCTAAAGCAGAAGTTAACTTTTCATTAGAATTTTTTAAAGATGTTTCTTTCTCTGAATATTTTTCTTGCTTAGTTTGAGTATCAACTTTTTTAAATAAAGGTTCAATTGATTCAGTTTCTTCTGAAGATTCTATTTTATCAGTATTTTCATTAGTAAGCATTGCCATAGCATACTTAGTAAAAGTTATCTCATTATTTTCATATTGAGGATTTCTATCTAAAAACTCTAAATAAGCTTCATACTTATCTGCAGCTCTTCTACTACCTTTTTGTACTATGTTAGTACTTATACTAAAAGCTTGTTCAAAAGCAGATTTATTATCAGATAAGTTTAATAATTTACTTAATAAATCTAAAACTTGTTGAAATAAATTTCTATATTTTTTTACTCCTTTTGAAGGAGGTAATTTTTTTAACTCGCTTATAAATGAAGAATCAGTATATAAAGCTACTAAGAATTCATCTAAATTAGTAAACCCATACATAGAACTATCTAAATTCTTTTTAGCATAGTCATATACTTTTTCAAAATCTTTAACTGCTTCATTAGAAGAATCTTGTAATTCTATAAAAGATAAGTAATGTAACGCTTCGTGTAATATAATAGCTTCTGCTCTACCTTGCTTAAATACAGCATTTTCATTAATTTTAATATTGCCATCAAACTGACCTGCTACATCTTCTCCTTTACTGCTTTGTAATTTATTTACTAAGAAAATAGGTATATCTGCTTTTCCTACTAATTCATTAACTTTTTTTGCTAACTCAGATAAAGAATGATCAGAATTTCCTATTTTTTTTAAAACAGATTTTAATCCTTGTTCTGCATTATCTTTAAAGTAATTCTCTTTTAGATTTTTATCCATAGAATAATTACTAACAGAGGCAGAATTTAAATCATTAGTTAAATTTTCTACTTCTTTATTAACTTCAGCTTCTTCACTAATAACTTTTACAAATTCATCATTAATTCTTAATATAGATCTATTAGGAGTTACATTAATTATTTTAAAAGTTCCGTCAGGTACTGAAAATCCGTATTTAAAAAAGGATATATCTTTGTAATTTTGTATTACTTTATTTAATTTAGTTTTATTTAATATTTTACCTTCACTATTAATTAAGTTAGAATTTATAAGTGATTCTTTTAAATTAAAAGGAACATCAGTTTTATCTTTATTAACTTGATTTTTTTGAAACAAAATAGGGTTTGAAGCTTTAGCTTGTGATAAATCTACTTCATTCCAAGTATTACCATGTTCATCAGTAATTTCATTTACATCATATAATTTATTAAGAATATTAGTTACTCTATTAGTATAAAAAGCTTCAACAGGTTTAAGTTTTTCTAAACCTTGAGTTTTCATATCTTCTTTAGCTTTTTCTTTATTTTTTATACTGTCTTTTATTTTATTTTCTAAATCATTTTTATTATTACTAGAAAACTTTTCAAGAGAATGTGCCTCGCTACTAGGGTCTACAATTTTATATCTTTTAATATTTTTAGATTCATAATCATTGTTTTCAATAATTTGCAAAGTGTTAATCCTAGCTATATCTTTGTTTAATTTAGCAATATCATCAGCAATAGTTTGATGTCCTTCTACCTTAGCAGCAGTCTCCCCTGTAGGAAATAATACTTTTTTATAACCTTTTTTAATACTATCTTGCACTATAGATTGTATAAAGAAATTAACCCAATTACCTTTTTTGTTTAATAGTTGTAGGAATTGGTTTTGACTTTCCATATCAAAACTTTCTTTATTGGCTTTTTTTTCAGCTTCTTTTTCACTTAATCCATTTTCTAAAGCATTTGCATAAATATTATTCCATATATCTATATTAGAATACAAACCAGAATTATTTGATTTAGTTGATGCTAAATTTTCTTTATCTCTACCTTTTTGAAATAAATCAGATTGTACTTCTAATACTCTACGTGTTTTATTTGTATTACTACCAGATTCTTCAAGTTCAGAAATTTCATATTCAGAGTAACCTTCATTATCCCTTAAAGAATTTTTTTCTTGTTCAGATAATTTAATTTTAATATCAGATTCTTTATCATCACTTCTAAACCATCCAATACCATTATCTGTACTAAAATCACCATGCCCTTTAATACTAGGTATAATTCCTGGAGTAGCTACTTCATTTTCTGTATAATTAGTACCTCCTGGTACTGTAAGGTGTGAGTAATATTCAGTTGGAAATTTTTCTTTTTCTTCAAATTTTCTTTTTCCATTTTTTACAGCTAATCTATATTCTCCTTCTGTAATTTCAATATTATTATTTTTATAATAAGCAAATCCTAAATCAGCATATTCTTCATTATTATATATATAAGTAGTTAACTCATTTTTATCTACAAATTTTTGTTCTTTAGTAGTATTAACTTCAACAGCAAAACTATTTTCAGCTAATAAAGATGTAATAATTTCTTCTCTATCAGTAATACCTTTATCTAATATAATTTGCTTTTGTTCTTTAGGTATTTGAAGTTCTGTTAAAATTTTACCTAAGTCCCAATTATTCTTTTTACCTTTAGCAAATGCTTTTTCTGCTTTGTCAGAAGATAATATATCTATAGATTTTAGATTATAGGTAACTATATTATCTTTTCCTCTTAATTCCTCTATTGTAGGAAACCTATCTTCAATACTATTTTTAGACTGCCACACACCTACTTTAGCTGCAACTAAAGCAGTAGATATGTTTAAATCTTCTGATAATTTTTTTACTTCTGGTAAATTTCTATTTATACAACTCATAATTTATTTTTAATTTTTATAAACAATCTTTTACATTATTTTTCTCTTCTATTGTCATACTATCCCAATCTGCTTGAGTTTCTCCTGACTCTAGCCATTTATTT